ATTACACATACAATCAAATGATAATTTACCGCATTTACAAATATTAATTTTACGATGCAAAGTAGATTGACCTTCAACTATCCTTTCTTGTGTTTGATTGTGGCGTTGAGCATCCCAAGCAATGTAACGAGCTACATCTTTTAAAGAAACTTTATCCATCAATTTTCCATTAAATGTTACAGGTAGAAATTCACCGTTATCTGGAGCCCCCTCTGAAGGATTCTTCAATGTGTGCAGTTTGCTAACAGTCAAATCCCAAAGATCCGGGTAAATCTTGTCATCTTCGCTCAAAGTAGCCACATATTCGGCGGCTTTCGTGGAATCCAACATGCTTTTACCTGTACCGTTTTTAAGCGCATACAAATCTTTAACTGTCACTGTTATATAAGTATCTATCCGACGCAATATGGATACGGGTTCATTTGAGTAAACTCCCGCACACAAATCTGCAACATTAGTTGTAATAACGACTGTTTTGGCATTAATTGCTAACTTTCCTTTTTCTTCTAATCCGGCCATTACGGCTAATTCTGGGTTATTATTGTTAAACTTAATTAATTGATGAAGAGGAGAAGATGTTAAAAATTGCGCTTTGGTGTTGCACAAATCATCCATAACAATAGTTTCTGTATCAGATTTATAAGAGGAAAAATAATCATCATTTTCATTATAAGTAACCTTTTGTTCTGCAGCCCCTGTACCTCCGCAAGCTTTAACAGCCACTATATTTAATGTGGATGCCACCGAGGTTTTTCCGACAGATGAAGAACCGTAATAACACATCACATAAGGTGCTTTGCGCATAGAACAAGCATTCTTCTTTCTATCATACGAATTTTTCAATTTTGATATGTTTAAAATTCTATTGAAAATAATAGTTTTCTCTGGTCCTTTAACCATTGTGGCGTGTAAAGTCCCTAAATACGATCTTAAATCGTCATACTCATTCTCAAAAGTCTTAGGATCTGAATCGATAGTCATCCAATCTCCATCTTCAGCGGCGGCGTGATTGGTCACCCAGTCAATATACATTTTGTCATAATTAAAAGCTTCAATATCTGAATACAATATAGGACGTAAAGTCTTTTGAGTAAAACAAACATATCCCACTTCCATAAAATAAGCGACTGATTCAACTATCAATTGTGTAGTATCAATGATGTTTAAATTATTCATCTTGGCTTTCAAATTATCTGTAAATAACGCAATACCTCCAATATTAAATTCTAAATTCATAGCACTACACATTGAAGAACTAACTACCAAAGCTAAAATGTCAACAACGCGTTTCATAAATAAAGAATTACGCAACTTATTCCAATCTCCCAAACACTGTTTCAACTTCGCCAAAATATCAGAAGAAGATTGTTCTTCCATCTCGGTTTTATCAAATAAATGTTTACACGATTTCACAATATTAACTACTATACTTTCCCGATAATATATTTTAAAATGGGCTATTAAAATTGAACTAGCATTAATAAAATTAGTTGTCGTCAATAATCCAATAAACAAATTCATTAGGTTTTCAATATTATTTGATGAAAAAGTTTTTCCCAAATTCAAAGTACCTATATTCAATTTAATACGTTCATATGTGGAAAAAGGTGAAGAAAATTCTTGTTCTATCATACTTATTTCTCTGTGTTGCTGAAATAAGTTAAACGTCAACCTGTATATATGTTTGTAATACAGCATCAATTGCTGGTAAGAATTGAA